AGCTTTTTCCTGCCCGGTACCGCAATCGAGGTCGTTGGTACTCCCGGCCTGAACGGCACAAATAAGATCTACGCCATGCGCGTGTCTAACATGTGGCTGGGTACCGATCTGCTGGATGAGGATCAGAACCGCTGGGAACTGTTTTTCGCCCGCGAAGCCGATCAGGTACGGTTTGTATCCGAGTTCCAAATGGGCGTAAATTTCGCCTTCCGACCGAGATCGTGAAGTTCGAGATCTGACGATAATGGGGCGGCCTTCGGGTCGCCCTACATCATAACCGCAAAACATTTAACGCATGGCATGCGCCTTAACACAAGGTTACACGTTCGATTGCAAGGATAACATTGGCGGCCTGAAGGCCGTCTGGTTCATCTCAGCGAACGACGTAACGACCGTAACGGAAAGCTCCGGACTGGTGACGACGATCACCAAAGCTTCTGGTAAAGTATTTTACAAGTACCAGCTCGTCAGAAATACGTCATCCTTCACGCAGACGATCGCAGGATCCGTCGAGAATGGAACCGTCGTTTACAACCAGGAACTCCTGATCGTGATTAACAAAATGCAGGTATCCGTAAGGAATGAAATTTTGTTGCTCGCTCAAAATAACCTGATGGCCGTGATCGAGGATCAAAACGGAAAGTACTGGCTGGCCGGTAAATTGAACGGATTGGATCTCACCGCCGGAACCGCTGGTACCGGATTGGCACAATCTGATCGGAATGGGTACTCGCTGACGTTCACGGGCGGCGAGCGCGCCCTGGCGCCTGAGGTATCCAGCGGCATCATTTCCGGATTGACGGCATAAGCGTATCTTCGCGATATCGTTGGACATTATAGGGATTATGGGTTTGAGCCTCCGCATGTTTATGCGGGGGCTTTTCTTTTCGGTGCAAACGGTGCGACGGCGCTAATTAGTAACGATGATCAATCTCACGAATGGAACGATTACAAATGTGCGGGTAACGCTGACGGAGCGCACCACGATCCCGTCGGCGTCGTATCTTTTCCGGTTCGTTCAGCGGACGACGAATGCGGAGATCCGGTTCGTGAAAACATCGTCCGACGATCTATCCGCATATCCGGACCGATATAACCTTTTTTCATTCGACGTCGATCAACTTTTTTGCGGCATGCTCGGCGAATATCAATACTACATCTACGAACAATCGAGCGCGTCGAATACCGAACTGGATCTCACGGGCGCGCTTATTGAACAGGGACTGGCGCGCCTGAACGCTCCGGCGGACGATCAATTCACATTCACGGCATACGCGCCGGATAATACCTACATAACGCCATGACAGCGGAGGACATCATCGTACTAAATTTTGCGGAAGCGAAACAACCGGAATACCGGGAGAAAAAAGGCGCGGGGTATATTGAGTTCGGTTTCCATAACGACTACCCGGATTACCTCATCGACCTATATCGCAAGAGTGCGAAACATAACGCGATCGTAAAAGGTAAGGTCAACTACATCACCGGCAACGGGTGGAAATCTGGGGAGCCGGATCCAGCCGCGGAGGCGTTTATATCGGCGCCGAATGGGTACGAATCCCTGGCCGAGCTGACGCGGAAGGTATCGATGGACATCGAGATATTCGGCGGCGCCTACCTCGAAATCATCTGGTCGATGGTCGGCGGGCAGATCTCCAGCATCACCCATATCGACTATACAAAGATCCGGACCTCCGCGGATAACACCTCCTTTTGGTACAAGCCGACAGGATGGACAGAGCTGAAAGGCGACATCATACCACTCGCGGCGTTCACTACGAAAGTCCGGGAGGGGCGCCAGATCCTCTACATCCGCGAATACCAGCCGGATCTCGAAGCCTATGCACTGCCCGGATACATGGGATCGCTCAATTACATCGAATCCGACATCCAGGTATCACAGCACGTACTATCCAACGCCCAATCCGGATTCTCGGCCTCGAAATTGATCACGCTCCCGAACGGAGAACCGTCACCGGAAGAAAAGCGGAAAATCGACCGGAAATTTCAGGACAATTTCTCCGGCGCCGATGGAAAGAAATTCATCCTATCCTTCGTAAATGATCCGACACGGAAACCGATCATCGACGACCTCGGAGCGTCAGATCTCACCAAGGAAGATTTCGGGCGGGTTGATACAATGATCCAGCAAAACATTTTTGCCGGGCACGGGATTACATCTCCCGTCCTGTTCGGGATCGCGGAGCCTGGGAAATTAGGATCGCGCAACGAAATGCGGGACGCGTACGAGGTGTTCAAAAATACCTACGTCAACGATAAACAACAGCACCTCGAACAGGTGTTCAATAAATTGGCTAGGATCAACGGCGTGACGTCGGACATATCCATTATCCCGGTCGAGCCAATCAGTTATGAACTATCGGAGGCGACGATCGTATCGGTCGCACCGCGTGAATGGATCTTGGAAAAGGCAGGGATCGACGTAACGAAATACCAGACCGAACCCGCTCCCGTGCCCGTCGATGGCACCACGCCACAGGTCGCCGCATCCGTCACGGTGAACGACAACCTGAAGTCCATGACGGGCCGCCAATGGCAACAAATGGCGCGAATTGTGCGGGAGTTCTCGAAGGGTAAAATCACGCGCGATCAGGCCGGAATGATGCTGAAAAGCGGATACGGCCTATCCGACGACGAGGTGATGACAATGCTGGGCGAACCTGAACAATTCGGGGCGGACGCAACGGAGGATGACATCATCGGCGCCTTCGCGGAATACGGCGAAACGGCGCAGAACTTTTCCGTCGTGAAAAATTCACGCGTCACGTTTGCGGACATCCAGCAGGAAGCAGATAAGCAGATCCTGAACATACTCCAGAAACAACCGCTCACGCCATCGGACGACATCGCGAAAGCGCTTGGCGTCGATGTATCCGAGGTCACGCGCAGGATCGATCGCATGACGCGTATGGGGGTATTGATCGAGGCCAAGGGCGGGGGGCTAAAACCATCGGCGCCTGTTTCGGAGCTGGTGGACGAACCGACCCGGACGACGTTTGAAATCCGGTATTCATACGAATGGAAGCCGGAGGTACCAGTCGGCCAACGAGACACGACAGAACACCCATCGCGACCTTTCTGCAAAAAATTGATGTCCCTGGATCGCTTCTACACTCGCCGCGAAATAGAGACCCTATCCCAGCGCCTGGGGTACAGCGTATTCGACCGGGGTGGCGGCTGGTGGGGACAGGGCGCCGGATTACCGCCGTCGCCGTCATGTCGGCATGAATGGAGATCAAATGTGGTCATCAGAAAAAAGAAAGCATGAGCCGTAAAATACTATTCATCACGCCGCAAACAATCAAGGAACGGACTGGCCTTCATGCGCACGTCGATGAAAAATTGATATCGCCCGAAATCATGACGGCGCAGGACATGTTCATACATCCCGCCCTCGGGACGGCGCTGTACAACCGTCTGCTTGACGGCATCGAAAATAACAATCTCACGGACGCGGAGGAAGGGTTGATCACTGGGTATATATCGGATACGCTGGTGTACTATGTATTGTCGGAACTTCCCCTCGGTCTATCAATGCAATTTTACAACAAGGGACTGATCCGGAAAAGCGGCGAAGGGCAGACGGAACCATCGATGCAGGACATGATTGACGTCGCAAATAGATACAAGGCACGCGCAGAATTTTACAAGGAACGCCTAATCCTATATATCAAAGAAACCGCATCAAAGGGGGTACTATTTCAGGACTACATCAACGCCGGATCCGGGGTGGATACGATCCATCCGGAGCGCCAAGCGTACACGATCAGCGTACACCTCGACAACTACGCGGATCGCTACCGTCGCCCGCCGGGAGGTGGGAGATGGGAGGATATGTATCAAGGTAATTCGCCGAATTGCGATTGCTAATGAAGGGCAATAAAACGTACAGCGAACGGAACCAGAACCGCCTACGAGCCTATCTGGAAAAGCAGGAAAGAAAGCATGACACTAAATCAACTGATCTACAAAATACAAGCGCTCGGGAACGCTCACGAAATGATAGAGACCGGATGGAACGGGCCGGTACTGGATATACTGCCGCGCGGTGA